AGTTTCGTCAATACTACCAGATTTTAGAGAAGCGGTTATTTCTTGACCTGTTAAAGTAAAGTCTATTTCGGTGCTATCGGTTACGGTGACGGGAGAGTGGGAGTCTGTTTCTAATTGAGATATTTTGTAATCGTGAGAAGTAGTAACTGCTGAATTATCAGCACCTACCTTAGCTTGTATAGCCTCAATAGCATCGTTTGAGTTTATATGTTGTGTAGAATGACTTGGAGTGTCAAGACTATCTGTTGAAGCTGGGTTGGTTAAGGAGTCAATACTTGTTGGGAAATTTGTCGCCATATATTTTTATTTTAACAACGATTAGGCTTATCTGGGTTATCCCAGTTAGTCGTTGGTTTATCTTCTTTATTATAAGTTGTCGTTGGTTTATTTATTAATCTACTCCATATAAGCTCAATTCCATTTTTACAATGCTTAAATACTTCACTTGTTCCTATTCTATCAATAGCTGTTCTTGTATATTTTACTAATCTTGAAGCATTATCACTTATATTAAGAGTATCAATTATAGTAGTACTTAAAGTCTTAAAAGCTTTATCTGTTATATTAATTGTATCTGAAACAGTTGTAGCTATTGTTCTATAAGACATTTCACCAACACTAACCGTGTCTTTTATTACTCTTGTTAAAGCTTTTTTAAAGGTTTCACTTATTGAAAGATTATCAGTAGCTATTCTGTTTACTTCTATTTGTCTATTCCCTGTATCTGAAGCATTAAGAGTATCTATTTCTGTTCTTGTAATTGTTATGTTTCTATTTACTATTTCAGATACAATAATACTATCTAATAAGGTTTCAATAGTTATACTATTACCTTCATAAGATATATTAGAAATATCGTATGTAATTGTTGGGTCGTCGTATGTTATCATTTATATAATACTAAGCTCTAGCTAATACTATTTGATATGTAATATTGTATACATCATTAGCTTCCAAAGGTACAGCAGTTTTAACTACTCTTCCTCCCATTATTCCAGCTGAAGCATCATTAAAAATACCAATTTCACTTACATTCTTTGAGCCAGTAGCTGTAAAAGATTTGTAAAGTTGTAGAGTGTCGTCTGTGGTAGTAGTTGTTTCATAACTAACAGTGGCACTAGCACGAGATAAACCACTATCTATAATTTCAGCTTCTAAAGCTATGTCTGCGGCTGCAGCTGCGGTTGTTCCTGTCCCTAAAGCTAAATAAGTAAAGCCATCGGTAGAAACATCTCCACCCATTCTTTTAATGAAACCTGCTAAACCTGTATTAGGTGTTAAGTTTTCACTAACTTGTTTTAAGATAGTCTTGCCATCTCTAACCACTTCTTCTGTGATTATTGTTTTTAATTTAATGTTTGTTATTTCTTCCATATTATTTATTATTAAGCCATACAAGGCTCTGTGTTAAATTATTTTATTGATTTGATTAATTATACCTTTATTACTTTATCGTCGCTGTATGTGGCTTGTGTGAGCTGTGAGAGAGTGTTATAGAGTGTTGTCTGTTCTATTTATAACTTACTTTTTGTCTGCCTACCTTTGGTTTGTAATCTTTAAAGCGTTTTCCGTAAAACTCTTTGATATTTCTTTCAAGTATTAAATAATCTTGTTGTAATTGTGGTAATGTTGGACTTTGTGGTTGTTTAACCTTATACCAGTCAATAGCCATCATTATTGGTATTATTTCGTGATAAGGACTAGCAAATCCAGGAGTGGTTGTTGTATCGCTTGTAGTAAAAGCTACTGAACCTCTATCATAATAAACTTTTAAACTATCACTTTGAGAATAGTCAGTAGGCGCATATAATTCAATAACTCCATTTACTAAGCTGTAATACATTGGTCTGCCATTATCATCTAAGAAATCATCTATTCCTTCGTGTATTTGCTCTTTAGTTATTGGTGTTAGTTTATACCAATTACCATCTTCATCTTTAACTTCAATACGTTGGACTGTTAAAGCCTCACTTGGTAAAGCATATCTGCGTTGTCCTAATACCAAATCAGTAGTAGCAAAAGGTAAGTCTGTTTGATTACTATCATCATACTTCCAGTTTCCTGTTATATTATGGATAATGTGCCATACTAAACTACTTTTATTATTAGCTGAAGCAGTTGCTTCTTTTAATCTATCAGCATCTCCTGATATATAAGCATAACCACTATCTATTAGTTTTTCGTATATTTGTATCACTCCTGAATAATTTGTTGTGTCTGAGTAAATCATATTATTTTTTATTTATAAGCACCAAGACAAGGATTTGAACCCTGACAAATAGCTTTGGAGACTATTATGCTACCTTTACATCATCTTGGCTCAATAGACTATTTAGTCTTTTGTTCTCTTATTCTTTGTTTCATTTCTTCTATCTTATCAATTACTTCTATTTCAATATCTTCCTTTTTAAGTTCAATCTTTCTTAATTCTTCAAACTCTCCTATTTTAATATCTTCTTTATCTACTAAACGAGATATTTCTCCATTATATTTATTAACAAATCCATTTAATTTTTCTAATTCATCTAATTCATCTGCTAATTCTTTCTTTAGATTTTCATTAATAGCAATTTGGTTGTCTTGATGAAAGAACTTAACAAACTTATCATAATCACCAGAGCATTTTCTATTTTTATCTACTTTAATTCCATTAGCTTCTAACTCTTTATTTACAATTACCTTAGCTTCTTCTTCAATCTTAGCTGACAACTTTCTTCCCTTTAATACAATTTCTTCTTTCTTTTTTAAGATGTCTTTGATTTTTTTATTTTGTAATTTGATTATACGCATATTTCCATTTTTTATAATTATTATTTATATCGTAATGTTTTAGAGTATAAGCTTTTGCTTCTTTGCCTATATCTTCTCTTAATTTTTTGTCTTTTATTAATCTATCTATTTGTATTTTAAAGTCTTTCTGTGTTGTAGCTAGTAATCCATTTTTACCATTTAAATCTTTATCATAAGGACTTAGTTTATCTGTAAAACTCTGAGCTACTACTGGTATTTCTAACATTGACATTTCTAAGAACTTTATATTTGATTTACACCTATTAAAGTAATTATCTTTACGAGGTACAAGAGCTATATCAAGTTTTAATGAATTCAACTTATCCTGATAATCATATATAGGGACTATTGGGTGTGCTTCTATATTGAACTGACTCCAATATTCATATTCTTTCTTATATAACTTTTTAACTAATTTAGATTTCTTAGGTTGTAATCCTAACATAACTAATTGAACATCATCTCTATCACTTAATTCTTTTAAAAGGTCTTTAATATGTTCACTATCTCCATTGTTAGAAACAGAACCAATAATACCTATTCTTACTTTGTCTGTATAATTTTTAATTGGTTCGTCCCAGTCATCAGGGTCAACACAATTAGGTAGAACTACTACATTTTTATTTAACTTTCTATACTCATCTGCTAAGAACTCTGTTGTTGTTGTTACTAAATCAGCATATCTTATAAATCTATTTAATATTCCTACTTTACTTTTAAAGAAATCACCTAGTAACATTCCATTATCTACATTATAAGTGTCATCATTATCATAAACTATCTTCTTTCCTGCTTGTTTTAGTTTAACAGCCATTTCTAACCTACTCTGCTCATCTGGTCTATGGAATACTATCACATCACTATCAACTACATTATGTTCTATTCCTTCGCGCGCTGGTAGTTTTGAATATAAGTTTTTTATGTCTGTCTTCCAACCATTATGTAAAAAAGGCATAATAGTTCTTACATAAGCACATCCTGAATATGAGTTGTTTATTCCAAATACTCTCATTTAAGTAATCCTTTAGATTTCAAAAGTTTAATAGCTTCTTTTGATTCATCATCAATTCCAGCTTCTATTTCCATTTTTGCTTCCGCACGGCTTTTTGGCGGTAGTTTCGGGTCTCTCGATCTCTCGCTTTCTGGTTTAACCATTCCAGCGTTAGGATGTCCTGGAGGGTAGACTTCTGTTCCGTTTTCATTTAAATATATTTTATTATGATTTGTTATATTTACTAATGTTGCCATATTTGTTTGCTCTTTTAGCTCAAGCACCGCAAAGAGCTGTGGGCTTGAACTAAACAAGTATGTTATATGTCTATTGCTAGACTTTAATCACCTATTACTAGGCTTCACTTGATAAAATGTTAACACCATAGTTAGCACGATTTAGAACTACACCAAACTGTAAATCAGCAGTTGTAATTGTGCTTAAATATTGTGGTACATAATTTGATTGAACACGAACTACTCCATTTTGTCCTGGTAGTCTTGTTTCTGCCCAGTGAATAGCATCACTGTGGACAATAGCGTTGTATTTTCCAGTTGTGCCACTTACATAAGGGATACGATTACTTAGAGAAACCATAACACCATATAGCATTGTAGCAGGTCTGTTTAATACAGGGTCATTACCAGCTGTGTTAATCTTTAACTGATAAATAGTATTACCAGCGATTTGATTCCACCATACTTTGGTATCAAAGAACATTCTAAAGTTTCCATCTGTAATTTCTTCTTTAGTGTTTGCTTCTAAAATACCAATAGCTTTTCTAACATCAGAATCTTCTATTACATCTGTTGAAGCACCTACAGAGTCTGTGAAAGTTCCAAATAATGCAGCGATAGCATCTTCAAGAACCATAGTAGCAGTAAAACCTGCGTTTTTAGCATATTTTTCTTGAGTGTATCTTGATTTTAAGAACTTAGCAGCATCTCCATCTTCAATAGCGAATGATACTTCTTTCCAAGTATCAACTACTAAATCAACTTGGTCTTCTGTGTTAGCATTTAAGGTAACAGTGTTTGCATTTACCTTTGAGTTAGCGGACATCTCTGTGATATTTCCAGTATGAATAGTATCACCACCACTTGATAATTCATCACTTCTGTCAATAAAGAATAAAGAGAAATGTCTTTTTTCTTTAGCGAAGTCGTTAATTTTTGGTGACCATACCTCATTAATGTAAACATCTAGATTACCACCAGCCCCTGTTATTGTATCTGTTGGGAAAGCCATAAATTTTTATAAAGAACGATGAATTGAAACCTATGAATTAAATCCCATATTCTTAAGAAACTCTTTAGACTTATCTTGTCTGAACTTTTCAAATTCTTCTGGGGACATTTTCTTATTAGAATGGCTTATAGGTTTACCACTTGGACTAAGTTGAGCTTTTTCTTTCTTCTCTTGTAGTTTCTTTTTCTCTACAATAGATTTAAATAGTTCATCATTAGTAGCATCAATTAATGATACATCTTTTCCATTAGCGGCATATCCAGCTTTAATTATTTTTAGCTTATCAATATCTTCATCTGTAAAGCCATCTCTTTTAAGAAATCTAATATCCATAGACTCTTCAATCTCGTCATTCTGTTTACTAGGTTTGTTAATTTCCTCTTTAGATTTGTCCTTAGACTTATCAGGCTTGAGGTTAGCCTTTTTTCTCCAATGTTCTTTTTGAGCTTGAGCAGTTTTTAATTTCTTTTTAAGCTCATCAACATCTTCAGAGTTATCTTCTTCGTCATCTTCTTCATCTTCTTCATCTTCTAACTCTTCTTCGTTAGATTCTTCCTCTTCGGTTTCGGTTTCCTCTAACTCTTCGTCATTTTTTTCAGTAGTTTCCTCTACTTGTTCATTGTCTTTCATATAAATGTAGGCGTTTTGTGCCTGTTAATTTTAATCATTTTATTCGGGTTTAGTCCCTAAGCCTATGAGTGGGCTAATCTGCGGTAGGGTTAGACTTGAACTAACCTGTATGCCTTTCTACCTATTTCCAACTCTCTTTATTCTCTCTCTTTAACTTAGCTTGTAATTTCTTTATAAACTTATTAACTCTTTCATTAGCTATTTGTGAGGCTCTTACTTCTATTGCTATTTGTTCAGCTGACATATTATCAGTTTTAATTGACATTGGTTTATTCTCAAACTCTTCTTTTAAGAGTTGTTTCAGTTTTTTCCAATCATCTGAATTTACAAAATTTTCTAATGACATATTATTCGTTTATCTTAGCTTGGCTTAATAGTTTATCTGGTTCTTTAGGTTCTGGTAGTTTTCTACCACTTTCTAATTGCTGTAGTTCTTGTTTTTGTTCTGGAGTTAACTTCCACCAGCTAATGTTATTATTTTCTAAGTATTGTCTAAATAAAGGTGTTGCTGTTGAAGCTGGGTTAGCATTCTGTATTTGTAAAGCATTAAACATAATATCATTCATAACAGACTTATTAACTGTTTCATCTGTTGGCATCATCTTAAAGCCCCATTTAAAGTTAAAGAACTTCTCAGGGATTTTAACACTTCTACCTGTTTGTTTAATTTGGTCTTCTATTCTGTCTAATATACGAGCTTTAATCTCTGGAGTTACTACATTACCTTCATTAGCTAATAAGTAATCTATTTGAGCCTTGCGTTGAAGTGCTTTAGTATATTCTTCTACATCAGCATCATCTTCTGCCATTTCAATTATATTTTTGTGATTCCAGTCTTTAACTACTTCAGGAAATATGTAATCCATTAGTATATCAGCTATTTTTTCAAAGATGTTTTGTTTAATATCTCTGAAAGCTGTTACTGCGTTAGCATTCTCTACTGCTATACCTCTAAAGGTTGAATTAGAAGGGCTTGTTTCTCCTTGAACTATATTAGGAGTTAAACATATCTTATCTGCTTGATTTTCTATCAACTGAAGCTCTGCTAAGAAGTTATTAAGTCCTGTGTTGCTTATTCCTATCTGTTCTAGGGTTTCATCTGGTATAATTTGTCCATTAACTGCTTGTTCTAATACATTCCCTATCATATCAGGGCTACCACTCTTCATTAAGAGTAAAGAAGCAATCTCACTAGCTTGAGCATTTTGATTAACTAACTGATTAACTCTTTCTTGTAGTTTAAATAATCTCTCTACTACTCCTACTCTCATCCATCTGCCATTATATTCTCCTATATGGAAGTCTTCATAAGGGCAATCATATTTATCTACATTTTCACTCCATAGCTCTACAAAGTCATCTCCAAAGCCATAACCTATAACGTGCTTATATTCTGGTTTCTCATCTTCTTCTCCATAATATCCGTAAAACTCCCATATCTCATAATTGTGTTGGTCTTCTTCTAACACATTACTGATATTTTCCCAAGCGCCATCTTTATCCCATAGTTGTTTTCTGCTTAGATTGTGTATTTCTACTATTCCATCAGCATCTTGTATATTCTCTACACCTTGGTCAAAGTAAAGATTATTAATTCTTACCTTTTTAATCTTAGTCTTTCCATTATCCTTGTATCTCTTCCAGACACTTGAACCATAAGTTGCTGTATTATCTCCTATACTATTAAGTGTTTGATAAAATTTCTCATCATCAAACCATTTAGTTACATTCTTTCTTAAAGCCCAAGATTGAAACATATTAATAGTTCCAACTCCATAAGGTAAGAAGTCTTTAGTATCTGGTGTAATGTGTTTAGTAAAGTGTGTCTTTCTGTGTGTGCTTAAGTTCCAAAAGATAGCATCATCATCTCTATCTAAGTATCTGCTGTTAAGATAGTAATCTATTCTAGTTACTATTTCTCTTTGATTATATTTAATTTTAGTTTCTTTGCTTTCACCAAGGTCAAGATAACTACTCTCGCAGTCATTTATTATTTCCTTAGCTCTTGTGCTTACATTTTTCATATTATATAAATCCTTTCTTAGGTTGTAATGTGTTAAAGATGTTTTCTTTTCTCGGTCTATAGCTATCTAGTCCATATCTGATAGCATCCATACTATGATTAAATATATCTATTGGCACATTTATTATCTTTCCTTCTTTATCTTCTTGCCAAAGATAGTTTCTATATTCTTTTATAGTGTGTGTTGAATGCTTAGTAATACTTATTCGTTGGTCTTGGACGTATTGTATTCCTTGATTTATACTATCCTTTCCTTTAGTAGCTCCTATAATATTAACTCCATACATCTTTATCTCGTCTATACTCTTAGGTTCAGCGCTGTCAGCTATTACTAAAGCTTTTGGTTGGTTGTTTAAAATATCAGCTATCTGTTTATTAGTGAGTCCTTTTTGATAAGTAATCTCATCTAATATAAAGCCTCCGTTGTATTTATATATTGCTATTATAGCTGTAGGGTCATTACTATATCCAAAGTCCATTCCATATCTTTCAAGTCTTGCTTCGTGAGGTATTTCATCTATTATAGCCCAGTCTTTATAAACTTTTCCTTCTAAATCACCAATTAAACCTAAGCCATATACTTGCCACCATTGTTTGTTTCCCTTTCTACTTTCTAATTCTTTTACAATAGTTTCAGGTAATCCCTCATTATCTTTGTATGTAATAATCTCAAAGTTATGTTCTGCTTTTGGTATAACTTCTGTATGAACCCAAAACTCTGCTACTGGATTATAATCTATATATACATCTTCATTAGTTCTAATTGATAGCTGAGTATAAGTTTCATAAGATATATTATTAGCCTCATTTATAAATAATACATCTCTTCTTGGACCTCTAACTTTATCTGAGCTGTCAGCACTAAAAAACTCTATTCTTGTGCCAGTTTCAAAAGTGTAGGTAAACTCTGATTTAGACCATCTAGATTCTTTAAAATACTTATGGTGCTCCATTATAGAAAGAAAGTCTTTTATAGCTCCTCTACGAAGATGTGGGAAGGTTTCTGACACTACTGAAAATGTTTTACCTTCTTCTCTTTGTGCTCTATCTATTAAAATTAAAAGAATTGCTATTGTTTTTCCAGCACTACTTCCACCTTGGATTATCTTTAATCTCTTGTCCATCGCTAGAATCTTCTTTAATGCTGTTGTTGTTTGATATCTCATTTTTATTCAAATATTTTGTCTTCATCTTCTTTAATTCCACTTAACAAAGGTATTGGCTTGCCGTCAGAGGTTACATCTGACTTTTGTTTAAATTCTTTATCTCTTCTTTCTAAATACCATTTACTATCATCTACTCTCTTATTCTCCTTTAAAGCGTTATATAAATTAGTTTTAGCTAGTAATTTAGGATTATTCTTTAAATCTTCTTTTCGGTCAGTATATTCTGGGTGTTTCTTACAGTAATCATATAGTGTTTGTTTGCTAATGTTAGCATAAAGACAGGCTTCAGCATCTGTAAAACCCATAGTAAATCCGTGTTCTAATTTATTGACTGTTTCTTCTGTCATAGCAGTTGGTCTTCCTACTTTTGTCATAGTATTTAAAGTTTATCCCGGTAGATGTAGTTCACCCTAAAGCCTGTTGTTTAAAACATTACCCATCTTAACTGGGCTTCTAACCTTTAAGGTCTTCTGTTACTCTCCAGACTTTCAATTAAGAAAGATTTATCGGTCTAT